GCTTACTAGATTTAATAGCTTTAATTAGCTTACCCTGATTGACCGTCTTAGGGGTGATACCAGAGGTAGGCTTAGAAGAGGCTCCCTTGTAAGTTGTCTTGCGCCGTGTACGTGTTGGTTTAGCTAGAGGTTCAATGTTGTTCATAATGCTTCCTTAAGTATGCTATAGCATTTTCTAATCCGTTAAGATCATCACCTAAGTTACCAATACCTAGATTGCAATCCTCACATAGCCAACCTCTAAACTTTAAAGTTTTATGGTCGTGATCTACTACTAAAGACTTTGTATGTGTTTTATTGCAGCAATCACAGGTAGTGCCTTTAAGGTGTGCATATTCTTTCCTTAAATGCAATCTTAACTTTGAGTCTTTCTTGAAACATGTTTTACATCTCCTATCTAGGTTGTCTTTGTTAGCGGCTGCAGAGTAATACTGATCTAGCCCCTTTACTACGTTACAAACTTTGCATCGTCTACCCTCTTCCTTAAGGGTGCTATCAGGTAAGTTGTCAAACATCTCTAACTGCATAGTTACTCCTACGTTAAAGGAAAGCCCAGCGCCGTAACGCTGAGCCTTATATCTTACTCTGTTTCTGTGCCAGTAATTAGTTCTTTACCTGCATCGTAAGCTTCACTGCCTTTCTCAATAACGTACTCACCCGCTGGTATTACAATCTCCTGAGTAACCCCCAATGAGATGAACACTGTTACTGCGAATATAAATAGTGCTTCCATTTTTTACTTCCCTTTAAGATGTTGGGATAACTCTGTATAACCACCTATGTGATTACCTTCGTTGTCCCATATTTGTGGTACGGTATTCATACCTGCTTGTTTAAGTAGTGTCAATAGCCATCTACTACTTGGTGAATTAAGTGAGTAGGCCGTGAAGCCTACCCGTTTTTCTCGTAACAAGTCCCTTGCCTTAGCGCAAAACTCACACTTGTCTGTGCTTATTACTACATAGCTCATACCAGATCTACTATCTCACAGCTATCCCCAGAGCAAGCCATCGTCTGCATAGATACTGTGTTGTCTTCACTCTCGTACTCATTAAGTAGCTCCCAATTAATATTAGTTGGCATCTTGGCAAGCATTTCTTCATACTCCTCTTGGGTGCAATCCTGATAAGGTGCTTGCTGATAAGTATGATCTGAGTGTGGCAGAAATGATACACCTGACATCTCATCGAAGTGTTCATAAACAAATGCACCCACAGCCATCCACTCAGCATCCCGTACAGAGATAGTAACGCTAGGCTTATGCTCACACCATGAGCGTTGATACGTCAGCCACAACTCAAGCTGCTCTACTGCTGTCATGTCGTTACGTGTAACTGCACCACTGGGAGACTTTACAGGAAAGCTGAACACCACAGTAGAGTCAGGCTTCATAACGCAAGGCTCATTAGGAATTTCCTGATCAATCATGAACTGTGTCAGAGGATCTTTATTGTCACCACGCACAGTACGAATATAATAGGGGCTGTGACGAGCATGTATTCCACTAGCAGAATCAACCAGTTGTGATACTGTTCCCGATGGTTTCACGCAGCTGATAGCAGCACTGACAGGGATGCCAAGCAACTCAGCCCACTCAGCGTTAGTAGCCACAGCGATGGATCGTAAATGCTCAAGTGTCTTCTCCAATCCTCTGTTTTCATGTGTCATTAAAGGGTTGTCCATGATGCCTGTCATAGACACGCCAAGCAACCTCTCTTCTGCTGTGTTCTTCTGCCATACCTTACGTAAGTAGGGAAACTTAATCATGGTAGACTGAATTGTACCCAAGATTGTAGCTAGGCGTACCTTACGTTCAAGATCATCAATGGTATCTGTAGCACGTACAACACACTCCGTTAAGTTACAAAATTGATACGGACGTAAAATTATTTCAGAACAAGGGTTTGTACCAAAATCATAGTTAGGATCACGCCTACCAAACTTAGCTGCTTGCTTCTTGGATGCTTCACGATTAAAGATGCCACGCTCACCAGACTTAGACTCAACCAGAGACAACCACTCACGCATGAATGTTTCCATGTCTGGCTTCTCACTGTATGATACAGAATTATTAGCCAAGGCACGGTGTCCTGCAGTCTCCCACCATTGACCTGACTTAGCATATCGCATACGATCATCACTAAGATTAGACAATGAGATCATAGCTGAACGCCTCACCCCACCCACGACAACGATCTGACCAATAAAGCACATCAAGTCGTGACATTCCATAGATGATAGCTTGCGTCCCTGTGCAGCCTTGAATGTAGATACAGCAAAGTTAAACAATTCTATAAGAGGCGCTGGGCCTGATGCTCTACCGCCAAACGTTTTAAGCCTTGCACCTGCAGGGCGTACCTGAGATACATCCCACTTAGGTATTTCACCAGCCCAAAGGAGCGCAAGAACTTGACGGAACCCCTTAGCCCAGCCTTCCTTACTGTCCTTAACGACAACGATAGACTCACTCTCGAACAACTCAGGCACTTCTGGGAGCTTGCTGATGAACTGGCGCTCAACGGAGAATCCAACCCCCGTCCCGCAGAGGAGAATGTACATAGCCTCATCGAAGGACTTAGGGTCATCTACGGGTAAGTAGCTACAGTTGTAGCCTGCAGTGTTGTCACGATCAAGCGCTGGGCCTGCTGTCATCATTGCCCTCATAGATGGCATAATCTCTTGTCCAAGGATAGCTTGCTCAAGGTCTTTGATTAGGCTGTTCTTTACACCCCCTACTGCTTTAGCTACTACATTATTCATGTAGCGTGATACTGTTTCACTATATGACTCACGTCCTTTACCGTCGAAGTATTTTGCGTACCGCGACTTGTGGATGAATGCTTGGTAATCTGTTGGTAATTCGTTGCTCATCTATTGTCTCCTGATCCTCTAATAACACCCCGTCTTGCACGGCTGTTTAGTTTGTCCATGTTAGCCTGCAGTACTTCTGTTAGGTCACTGTTAAAGTAATTGGCTAGGGCAGTAACGTAGAACACTACATCACCTAACTCTTTGACTATTTCATCTGGTGAGACTTTTGTAGAATCACGTAGCTTCTTCTTGATCTTCTCTGCTACCTCACCTGCTTCACCTACTAAGCCTAGTGTGTTCTCAACTAAGCGTGTCTCGCCTTCTGTGACGATCTTACCTTCAACCCAGTATGAATAATCCTGAGTATTAACGTCTGCCATTGCAGCGAATGCGTCTATGTCTTCCTGAGTAATCATTGTCTCTCTCTCACGTTTAAGTTTTCTATTTCAATATCATCTATGTCATAGATAACATCTGTAATCAAGTCATGAATGTCTTGTTCATGATTATCTTCGTATGCAGATAGTATGTTATTACTGTCATCTATCTTAGCAACAAAGGTTATACTAAACTTCTTCATGCATTCCCCTCTGTCTTTGTCCAGCGGCCTAGCCTGTAGACATTACCTTCTACTTCAACGGTTTTATCTGCTTCCAACTCTTCTTCTGCCTCTGCGTATTGATCAGGAAACATGGCTTGCATTATATCTGCTCTTAAATCAACAAAGTCTTCCCACGCATCAGGGTAAAGCTCTAGGTATTTCTGTGCTGCAGACATGGTAAGCGCTTCATCTAAAGCTGCACTCATACCATCCTCAGAACCAGCGGAACCAAACACCATTCCTGTTTTGATGTTACCAGTCCACTCACCTTCCTCAATTACAGGAGATAATATAATAGCTATATCACCAGGTTTTATCTCATAGCTCATTATTCTCTCCTCTTTACTTTGACACGTTGCTCTTTCATACGCTTGCCCTTTTCTTTCAGCCACTGCTCAGGTATCACACGGTGTGCCCATTGGAAACCCTTCTGATCACACCAATCGCAATACCTACTTCTAGCGCCCTTGTAAAGCTTTGAGTTAGCATTACTAAATACAAAACGAATATCTAGTGTAGGGTGCTGACGTTGTATCTCTATATGTTTACGTCTATCTGCAGAAGAAAACAACCCCTTCATTTCTATTATGATACCATTGTCTAATTCAAAGTCAGGTGTGTAAGTACGATACTTTAGATCCTCCCATTCTATCTTTAGCTTTTCATAGGCTACGATCTTCTGCCTGTCCTTGAGGTACGCAGCAGCCTCAACTTCAAGACCACTGCGATACAAGCGAGAGTTATGTCTTCTAGCCATCTAAGTACTCAGGTGCAATGTAAGTATAATCTACCTCTTGTGGGTTCTTAGACTTACTAGGGATGCTAGGCCGTGGCTGCAAGCTAGTGTGGCACTTGTGCTTGAAGCTACAGAACTTACATGATGATGGTAGTACCCAGTTGCCTGTCTTCTTACGGTAGAATGTCTCTTCTACTGGTTCATAGCAACGCTCAAACGGTTCATCGTTATCTATGTAATCAGCTAAGGCTTGGATGTCAGCCAGCACGGCTTCCCTGTCCACCTCAGAGGCGTCTACGTACTTGAAGTGACCATTAGCCTTGTTCACTGCCCACCAGCCACCTACATCCTTTCCAGCGGCCTCTGCGTAGCCCACAAGCTGTGCCACATATCCAAAGCTGTCACCCTGAGAGAGTGTCTCAAAGGATGCAAACTTGTTATCGTATGACCAAGGTGATGCAGACTTAACATCATCAATACGCCCATCCAACTCCATGTCATACTCACCCTTGATCTTCTGACCGTTAGGCAGGTTAAGTACAACCTTGTCATTGTCTTTGAAGTCTACCCCTGCTGCACGTAGCAGTCCCTTGAACACAGCCTCAACAATATCACCAAGGATCATATTCATTAGGAAGTGTGGCGGGAAGGGTGTCTTACCCTCTGGATCATTCTTCTCAAACCATAGCTGGCACTTAGGCTTACCAATGTTAGACATACGCAGTCGGAAGTTATCACGTGGGCCTGAGTTGAACTGCTTGTCCATAGCTGCCTCAACGTCAGCGGCAACCTGTTTGGTTACCGCCTCCGTCATTGTTGCTTCACCAGCCATGGCCTTCTGTAAGAAGTTAAAGACCATTAGTTCTGCTGGATGATTCATTATTCCACCTCAATGAAGTCGTTGTTGAGAATGTCATTAACCATAGCCTCATCAGAGGCAGACATACCCTTATTGCTACGCTCATTATGTAGATCCAGCACCTTGCCATTCATGTACTCAACAAGATCAATGAAGTCTTTTAGTGTATCATTGTCACTGTCAGACAGATCAACGCTGCTACCTAGCTTGGCTTCAATCCTACCAAACTTAGCACCTGTAGGAATACTATCCTCTACACCCATCATTTTAATGGTAGACATGATAGGTAAGAGATTCTTACGGTTCAAGCCATTCAGTACAGTATCAATACTCTTGAGTGAGTCACGGTTCTTAACATCCATGACCACAGGCACATCAGTAAAGCTACCTGTCACAGGCTCACCCTTGTCATTGATAGGGTTGTCTAGTGTGACTGTGGCAAAGAATACCTTGACACGCTTGACTGTACGCATGATCTGTTTGGTAGCCTCAGGTAGTGACTGGAAGTCTTCAATGTATCCAGTAGGACGCCCCAAGTTAAACCCACCAACGCTATCCTTCATGTCACCGTTGAGTGAGTTAGACATGATAGACTTCTCCATCTCCTCTGTCTCACTGTTCCAGCGCTGCCACTGATTACGTTGAGCAAATATACGTAGGGTAATACCATTGCTGTATACCTTATCCTCACCCTGGACTAGAGTGAAAGCACCGATTGGTACAACCTCTGTCTTGATTGTCTTACCGTTAAACTCAACCTCACCCATGATAGGCTGGTGGATCATACCGACACGTGCGATAGATGGTGTAGCCTGCTGTGCTGGTGCGGAAGACACACCCATAAGCTCAGCCATAGACTGTCCACGATCTGCTGCGATTTGTAGTTCATTGCTCATTTCTATATCCTTTTAATAGAGTCAAAGAGTACCTAGTTATACCTCATACATCCACTGTGTCAAGCCAGTTTGGCCCGATTTTAGCTTCTAATAATAGTGGTACATTCATTCTTACTCCATACACTGACTCAACTAGATCAGTCAAGCCCTCATTCATATCATTTACCATACCTAATACCTGATCTACTTCATCAGGGTGTATATCAATAACTGTTGAGTCATGTACAGTATTTACCAGACAGGATTGCATAGGCTCAAGACGCCTGTACATCTCATTAAGCACGACAGGTACAACATCACCTGTTGCAAAGCCCTGCACTGGATAGTTCTTGATCATAGTGAAGTGTGTTACACTCCCGTTTGACCTACGAGATATGTCAGGGAAAGCATACTGCCTGCCTGATACGTTAGTAATCTTATTGAAGCGCATTGCCTCCTCACCTAAGTTCTTATGCCATGCTGCAATCCCCTTATACTTATCAATGAATTGAATGTAGTATGCCTCCTCTGCCTTACTTCTACCATATCCTGTAGCCCCAAAGAGAGGAGCAAAGGTATGTTCCTTGGCTTGCTGGCGCGTTGTAGGCTGGCCTGCATCAGAGATAACCTTGGCTGTGTAACTGTGTACATCAAAGCCTGTGTTAATCTCCTCAATAGCAGTCTCATCCTGTGACAAGAATGCTGCCGCCCTAAACTCAAGCTGGGCAAAGTCAGACTCACATATGTAACCACCATCCCAGCGAGACACAAACACACGCTTAACAGGGAATGTACCCCCACGTGGCATGTTCTGCATGTTAGGTTCCTTACCACTGAAACGTCCAGTAGCTGTCACACTCTGAGTGAGCGTGGCATGTAAG